GAGTGCGATCATATCTACCATGATTATATCACGCTCAAGGACTTAGTAGAGAAACCCCAAGACGTTAGTGATACACTAACATATATAAGAAAGGAAGGTCTGTAATGACAAGTAATTTTACAAAACATAACTTTGAAAGAAAGCTAGTCGAAGAGTTAGAAGAACTTGATATCAATACTTTACTTGATGGAGAAAAGAAAGATCATAGGCGATACACAAGGTTACATGGTATGGCAACAAGGCTCGCTAATAGTATGCGTGGTATCTCGTTTGCATGGAAGAGAGAAGCTAGCAGTAGTCCAGAACTGTGGGTATACATGAAAGATATGCCCTACACTATGGGTTTCATAGGCTATGGTGATTTTAATACCCATGTATCTGGAGCAGAAGATGAGTACGCAGTTTATTCTCACCCTATTGAGAACAATAAGTATAGTGACTATAGTACACCTTATCACATGGTGAGGACAATACACGAAACTAAAGCCGTGAAGAATGCTTGCAAATGGTTACGTAATCCAAATGCTTATGATATTGCGAGTTTACACATACATGATGCTAGGAGAAAGTTTAATGATATAGGTTACAACCTTAGTCAAAAGCTGAGAAACTTATCTAGCACTATGTATGACGAGGATAAACTTGCGAAAGAGTTTAAGTCTATCCTAAACAGTGGCTATGAGTTTATTGACAAATCATTCGGAGGTGCTGTTTCTGACTTTTTAGAAGCCTATGATGTATCTAGGGAAAGAGATAGAAAAACTCTTAGTCTATATCACGTTAGGGTGTATATGGAAGATGGACAACAGAAGTTTGACGTTGTACCCTTTGACAATGTACATTCAAATTCTTTTACGACTGGTGTTGACGATCCCTCTTCCGTTGTTTCTACCTACACAGAGGACACAATACCCGAAGATATCATGGGTAAACTATCTTGTCTTACTATGCTCAAGCAAGGAGAGTTTGTTGATGATGTAGGCTACAAAGAGAGCAGTGGTTGTTTTTATGTCACTCAATAATACACCAGATGGTGTAGTATATCACGTTAACATACCAAAGGATAAGAAAAGAGTTAATGTGATATGTATTGGTATTGAATGTCTTGACAACACACTTGATAATTGTTATATGGGTATAAATGAATTACCGAGGTGGATACAAGGTCGTATAGCTATACTTATGTTGTGCGACCCTAACCCACCACCCACCGAAGTGAAAGGAATAGGAAAACGATTATCAGAAGAAACATTCTGGATATACGGTTAGTCTAACCTTTGCCCGACCCACTTGACCTCACGGTTGAGTGGGTTGATGCCAGTTCCAACAACAAATAAGCGAGGGAATATGTCAATAGAAGAAGAATTTAAATTAAAACCAATTAAGAAAGCTAGTTACTTTGGTATAGGTAGACAGGCTCTGACAAAGTATAAAGAACAGAAAACCCAAAAAGTAAAACGTAATACTTATTTAGAAAGAGTAAAAGCTAGAAAAGAAAGAGCAGAAGCTTTTGAAAAAAGAAGGGAAGACGTACTTCTATGGACTTTGAGAGAAGTACAAGAATATTTTGACAAGCATGATGCAAAAATGTCTGTAAGAATGTCAAACATTATCAGTAGCATTGTGACTAAAAAATATGAAACCAAATAATTTACCTCTTGATTTGATAATGTTTATGCGAGAGTATGGTATACTTGAAGAAATAACTTTACCAGAAAAACAAGGTAGTGATACACTACCTAAATACGAAGTTTGGATACCGAAACACGAAGGAGAGGAGATACCATTTTGAAACCAGAAGCAAAAGTCAAAAAAACCGTAACAACTGCACTAAAAACTATGGGTGCATACTATTTCTATCCCGTCACAGGTGGATACGGAGGTAGTGGTGTTCCAGATATAGTATTATGTTATGAAGGATATTTTATAGCATTAGAATGTAAGGCAGGGAAAAATAAACCAACTGCTTTACAAGAAAAGAATTTAAGAGATATTAGTAAGGCAGGTGGTATGGCTTTGGTAGTTAACGAGAGTAATATGCACAATATTGTAGATATAATTATAGGTTATGTTGCAGGAAATACTTGCGAAGTTAACTATGATGATGTTTACAAGATGATGCAATGAGTTGTCTAGTCGGGGGTTTTTTAGTTTGTCCCCTCCGAAAAGGGTAAGCAATGAGTGCCTTTACATACGAATAACCATTGCAACAAGGGGTAGTTTTTTAGCAGATTGTATTCATGTCTGACTCCTTTCAACTATTGACCTTGTCGAGTAAGATACGTAATATCTAGCCCCCTTTACTCAGAGGGGGCGAATTAAAATAGGAGAACAAATGAAAAATAGAGATGATATATTACAAGTAGCAATGAGCCTAATCAATGGTGATAGAGCCAAAGACTATGGTGATGCTTATACTAATCATAAAAGGATAGCTGACTTGTGGAGTGTCATCCTTGAGCGAGAGATAACAGTAAAACACGTTATATTATGTATGGTAGCTATGAAAATGGCTAGGTTAATACACTCCGATAAAGAAGATTCGTGGGTGGATATTTGTGGATACGGAGCATTAGGAGGTGAATTTCATGGTAAAACAAATAACGATATGCCCTAGATGTGGGCAAGAAACAAGCATGATTCCAGTACATGGTCATTACCAATGTATTATTTGTATGAGTGTAGTAGATGATTGTTGTAATGGATTAACTTGCCAACAAATGGCACAACCAAAAGAGGAGAAGGAAAATGAAGATACAAGACTTTAAAAATAAATTTGGTGAAGGAACTCAATGGGATTTAGATTGGGGTAAACTCATCATACTTGGTCTTTGCATTTATATAGCTTTTTTTAAAGACTAAGGAGATGCTATGAAAAGGGAGAACAACTGTTATGCAGATTTATTTCTGTCTGGAATATATTTTTTAACACATAAAGGAAAGATTGTTTACGTTGGCGAATCAGATTGTATTATCAGAAGAATAGGCGAACACAAAAACTCAAAAGTATTTGACAACTTTAAGTTTATTTCAAGTAAAACTTTTTTCTGGCTAGATTCAGAACAACACAGATTGTATGCTGAACACAAATGTATTCGTTGGTTTAAGCCAAAGTACAATAAAAAAGGTAAAATATATTCAAGCAAATTCATGAGTTTTAAACCTAGTTATTACTCTAATGAGTGGAGGATTGATGGTAATTTACTGGGTGATTTTTATTGCTTTGGGGTAAAAGAGGTGGCTGATGAACTTGGTATTTCTATGGAAGAAGCAGAACCTATTTTTAACGCAAGAGAAGATGAGTTGGAAGAGAAACACAAAGAATGGAAAAAATCTGCACAACCCGTTATATCTAATCTTCCACAGGTAGTTAAGGACAAATATGGTGGTTTTAAATTCATACATAAACCAGCAACGAAGAAAGAGTTGGGTTACCCTTAATGAATTTAATTACACTAGACTTTGAAACCTATTACGACAAACAATATTCTTTGAAGAAGTTAACAACTGAAGAGTATATACGTAGTCCACACTTTGAAGTAATAGGTTTAGGTATTAAACTAAACAATCAGGAAACCCAGTGGGCGAGTGGTACACACGAACAGGTTAAGGAGTATCTACTTACGTTTCCCTGGCCATCCAGTGTTCTAAACGCACATAACACTATGTTTGATGGTGCTATTCTTAATTGGGTGTTTGACATTAAACCAAAATTGTTTGCAGATACATTGTGTATGGCTAGAGGTTTGCATGGAGTGGACAGAAGTGCAAGCCTTGATGCCCTATCTAAAAAGTATGGTATTGGTGTAAAAGGAAAAGAAGTACTGAATACTGTAGGTAAGCACAGAGAAGATTTTACACCAGAAGAATTATCTAAATTTGGTGACTATTGTATTAATGACGTTGATTTAACTTTTGAATTGTTCAAACAGATGGGAAAGAACTTCCCTAAGAAGGAACTTAAATTAATAGATACTACCCTACGTATGTTTATAGACCCCGTCTTAGATTTGGATCTCGATCTACTGGAGCAACATCTCATGGAAACACGTCAACGTAAGGAGGCTCTGTTAGAGGGCCCTAAAACAAGTCGTGATGACCTCCTAAGTAACTTAAAGTTTGCAGAACTATTAAGAAAGATAGGGGTAGAACCTCCAACCAAGATAAGTCCTACAACTGGCAAAGAAACTTTAGCATTAGCAAAGGCAGATGAAGAGTTTAAAAAACTATGTCAGCACCCCGATGAAAAAGTGAGAGCATTAGTTAATGCAAGACTTGGGGTTAAAAGTACACTAGAAGAAACTAGAACTCAAAGATTTATAGACATAAGTAAACGTGGCTTGTTACCTGTACCAATAAGATACTACTCTGCTCATACAGGGAGATGGGGTGGAGATGATAAGATAAACTTACAAAATCTACCTAGTCGTGGAGCAGATGGCAAAAAACTAAAACGTAGTATCATTGCCCCCAAAGGTCATATGCTTGTAGATGCTGATTCTTCACAGATAGAAGCTAGGGTGTTGGCATGGCTTGCACAACAGGACGACTTAACAGAAGCATTTAGAAATGGTGATGATGTTTACAAGAAAATGGCATCAGCTATTTATGGTGTGGAAGAAGATGAGGTAACTAAAGACCAAAGATTTGTTGGGAAGACTACCATACTTGGAGCAGGGTATGGTATGGGTGCAGTCAAGTTTCAGAACCAACTAAAAACATTTGGTTTTGATATGGATATTGATGAAGCAAGACGTGTAATACAGATCTACAGGAGTACGAACTGGCAGATTAACAAGTTATGGCGTTGCGCACAACACTACCTGCAGAACGCTGTCAACAAAGAAGATAAACCTTTTGGGTTACATGGTGTTCTACAAGTGCGAAATGGTAGAATAAAATTACCCTCTGGTTTGTATATTGCATATGATGGGTTGAAAGCTACAAAAACAGATATAGGTTTTGATTATACCTATAGAACACGTAATGGTGAGACACGTATATATGGTGGTAAAATAATAGAAAATGTATGTCAAGCGATAGCACGTTGCATTATTGGTGAACAAATGCTAAGAATAGCAGAGAGGTATAGAGTTGTTTTAACTGTTCACGATAGCATTTTGTGTTGTGTAAAAGAAGAAGAAACAAAAGAAGCACAACAATTTATTGAAGAATGTATGAGGTGGACACCAATATGGGCAGGAGGACTTCCAGTGAATTGTGAGTCTGGAACAGGAAAATCTTATGGAGATTGCGAGTGAGCATAACTCCTTGGTCTTTTAGTAGGCTTAAATCTTTTGAGCAATGTCCTAAACAGTTTTACCATGTGAAAGTGTTAAAGGATTATACTGAAAAAGAAACAGAAGCCATGCGTTATGGTACACAAGCTCATCTTGTTGCTGAAGAGTACATACGTGATGGGAAACCCGTCCCTCCTAAATTTTCTTACATGCAAAAAGTTCTCAAAGCACTTAACAATAAACGTGGTAACAAGTTTACAGAAATGCGCATGGGTTTAACGGAAGATCTAAAGCCGTGCAAGTTTAACGATAGGTATGCTTGGTGGAGAGGTATAGTAGACTTGGTAATCATAAGAGATGATAAAGCATGGATCATAGATTACAAAACGGGTAAGAATGTTCAAACTGCTGACACAGGGCAATTAGAACTTATGGCTTTATCTGTGTTTGCTCACTTTCCAGATGTAGATAAAATTCATGCAGGGTTGTTGTTTACTGTAAAGAAAAAATTTATAAAGGAGAGTTACAATAGGGAACAAATTAGTGTATTATGGGAACAATGGAGAGGTAGGCACGATAGAATGAAAGTAGCATTGAATACGGGTGTTTGGAATCCTCACCCAAGTGGTCTTTGCTACAGACATTGCGTTGTATCGGAGTGTATATACAACGGGGCAAATAGGTGATGTTAGTAGATTTAGAAGAACAAGAAGTGAAATTAATTATACAAGCCATTAACTATTATATAGATAGTGAACTTTACTTACAAGATACGAAAGAGTATCAAGATTTGAATGAAGCACAGTTAAAACTATATGATACCGTGCAAAGATATAAGAAGAGGTAGCAAATGCCATATACAAAATCGCCAAGACCTTACAAGCATGAGTATAAAAAGCAAAAAGCAAGAGGTGAGCATCCAAATAGAATGGAACGTCAAAGAGCAAGACGTGCTTATGATAAAAAAGGTATAAGCAGAAAAGG